AAATGTCTCTTGAAATGAACCCGAACGTTGAAACGGTAACGGATGTTACAGGAAATACCACAACTGCACTGGATAAATATGAGGTGCAAACATCTGTATCGCCAATGAGGGCTAAAAAAGAAAGTAAACTATTTGCCATACTTTATGACATTGTAAAGTATGAAAAAACTTTGTCTGATGTTGAAAGGACATTTCTTTGTGTGAATGTGTTTGATAAATCCGGAGAGGGTGCATCTGCTACATATGCAGCATGGACACAAAAGGGAGTTATTGCGGTACAAAACTATGGCGGCAACACTCAGGGGCTGGATATACCTTTCAACATTCATTGGAGCGGTAAAAAGATACATGGAACATTTAACCCTGCTACAAAAGAGTTTACAGAAGAATAAAATAGTGTGCCCTGCTTCGGCGGGGCTTTTTAAATGGAGGTAATTATGAGTAATATTAATATAAACACCGGTGAGATAAGACTTACAATAAATGACGATGAAAGCAGAGTTATATCTTTTAATCCCAATGACCTGCAATTTGTGAACAATCTATATGAATTACTTACAGACCTTGAAAACAAAGAGAAAGAATATAAGGAAAAAGAAGCGGAAATAGATAAAAGTGCTAAGGTTAATTCCTATGGAATACCTGTAAATCTCAAGGAAAAGCTTGATCTTTTAAAAGAAACATGCGGCTACATGAGAGGGAAAATTGATACTGTTTTCGGAGAAGGAACCAGTCAAACAGTATTTGGGAATGCGAATACTCTTGATATGTTTGAACAGTTTTTCGATGGCGTAACACCTTACATTCAAAAGGTAAGGGACCAGAAAATAAACAAGTATACTAAGAATAATAAAAAGAATGTGATGAGATGATACTTACTGACGGACTACCTACAGCAATTGAAGTTGAAGGTATAGAGTATGATATTAATGCTGACTATCAGACTGGCATAAAAATAATTATGGCCTTTGAAGACTTTGAACTGACACAGTATGAGAAATGCATGGTATTGGCTGAACTACTGTATAAGGAGCCACCGCATAATTTAAATGAAGCAATTAAACAAGGGATAAGATTCCTTGACTGCGGCGGCGGTAATCAGGGCGGTGGAGAGAGCGACGGCATAAGGAAATACTCATTCACCCAAGATGATAAATACATATACAGAGCTGTTGACGGCGTACTTCATGGTAGATTGAGTAAAGGTGATTTCGTTCATTGGTGGGAATTTGTACTTGCTTTTATGGAGCTTCCGGAAGAATGCTTCATGAGCAGGTTAATTTATCTCAGGACGCAAAAGGCAAAAGGAAAGCTCTCAAAAGAAGAAAGAGAGCTATATTATAAGATACAGGATGTTGTTGATTTGAAGGAAGAATATAGTATCGAGGAGCAGGAGCGGATTAAAGAGTTTATGGGACTACTGAAATAATATTGAAAAATTTAACAATATTTGTTATAATCCTGTTATAGAAAAAGGAGGAAGTTATGAAAACTAAAATTATAGCTTTAGTAATGGTTTTAATGCTGTTATTAACTGCTTGTAGTATTAGTACTAGCAGTAATACGGAAACAGCAGAACAAGCAGTATCGAATGCATTAAATGCGTTTAAAACACTTGATAAAGAAACGATAAGTAAATATCTTGACTATGATGAACTGATCGATAATGAGGTTGAGGAAAACGAACAAGAATTAGCAGATGAACAAATCAAAAAGATGCTAAGCAAATTAGAATATATGATAGTATCATCAGAAGAAAACGAAGATACAGCAACGGTTAAAACAGAAATAACAAACATTAATATGGAAAAGGTTATAAGAGAAATGCTTGGAAATATGTTTACTTTAGCAATGGGAGAAGCATTCAAAGACGAATCTATTAAATTGACAGATGAGGAAATGGAACAAAAAACATACGAATTGTTTGACCAGGCAATAGAAAAGTATAAAGATGAAAAAGTAACTAATGTAATCGATATAAAGTTAAATAAGGTTGATGGGCGATGGAAAATCGGCATTGATGAGAGTATGCAAAATGCCGTAATGGGGAATTTATTAAAAGCAACAAATGATATCAATAATTCTTTTAATTCTCAAGGCAGTGACAGCGCAGAAGAAACTCAAACACCAAACGATGTACTACAAGAAATGAACAACTATATCGTAGGGGATATATGGAATGACGGATTTTGTAATGTATCTTGGTATACGCAATATGGCACTGATAGTACAGGTGGAACTATGGACATAGATTTTGCTCTTGAAAGATTAGAGAAAGCCATGGGGAAGAAACCAGAATACGATAATTTCATGAACAGCTTGAGCGATACGGAGTATTCAGAGATAAAATCAATATGGAATAAATTATCGCCCGAAATAGATGCACTGTACAATAAAATAAAAGAGGAAAAACCAGCAGCAAATAACGCAGATTATGAATTTGATACCGGATTATTTACTCAATATCATGACGCATTTTCTGATGAAATAGATAAATTAAATTAGAGTCTATAAAGCACTTACAGAGGTAGGTGCTTTTTTAATGTTGAGAAAAGGCAGGTGATTACATGGCAGTAGGATATGATGGCAGCATAAGAATTGATTCAAGAATTGATACAAAAGGATTTAACGCAGGAATTAACGGCATGATTAACTCCTTGAAAAAATTAGCCGTTGCTGCAGGAATTGCATTTGGAGTGAAGGCCCTTGTTGATTTCGGAAAATCATCTGTAAAAGCTACAACCGAGCTTGCAAATGCTATGACAGGCTTAAAGTCCATCATGGATGGACAGGGCAGAAGTTTTTCAAATGCACAAAAATTTATAAATGAATACATATCAGATGGCTTGATTCCTGCCACAAATGCAATCACAGCGTATAAAAATCTTGCGTCCCGTAAATATACTGACACACAAATACAGCAAGTATTAGTTGCGTTGAAAGATTCGGCGGCATTTGGTAGACAGGCAAGTTATAGTTTAGGAGATGCGGTAACAACAGCTACAGAAGGTTTGAAAAATGAAAATTCAATTCTGGTAGATAACGCAGGTGTAACTAAAAATGTCGCTAAAATGTGGGAAGACTATGCTAAGTCCATAGGTACTACAGCAAATAATCTTACCCAACAACAGAAGATACAAGCAGAAGTATCAGGAATATTAGAAGAAACTAAGTTTCAAACAGGGGATGCAGCTAAAATAGCCAACTCTTATTCCGGAGAAGTATTAAGATTAGGTTTTAACTTTAATAATCTTAAAATTGCCATAGGTAATGCATTAATACCTATAGCACAAGCAGTGTTACCATCTATAAATACTATTATCTCCGCTCTAACAAGGCTTGCAAATGTATTTGCACAGGTTACAACTGCTATATTTGGTAAACAAGCAAAGCAGCAGGACCAGATTGCAAAGACGGGCGTGAGTGCGGCAAAGGCAGAAAATAAGCTAGCGGATGCTGCAGGGAAAGCTGGGAAAAAAGCAAAGACAGCAGTTGCAGATTTTGATGATTTACATGTTCTAACAGAAGATACGGCAGACAACGCTGCTGATGCCGCTGACAGCCTAAATGATTTCGGATTCGGTGATGCAACAGGTGGAGAAATAGGAACAGGGGTAACTGTGTCGCCAGATGTTCAGACGGCAGTTGATAAACTGTTTAAACTTTTAGAGCCACTAAAATCCATAAGCTTTGATAATCTCAATAATGCTTTTGATAGATTGAAAAAAGCGGTTGAACCGATTACAAAAGCTGTATTTTCTGGTCTTGAATGGGCGTATTTGAATTTATTTGTGCCATTAGCAAAATGGACGGTTGAGTATGCATTACCTGCATTTTTGGACATTTTATCCGGAGCACTTAATGTATTAAGTAGCATAATCGAGGCATTGAAACCTTTGGCAATGTGGCTATGGGATAATTTTCTTAAGCCTTTGGCAGAGTGGACAGGAGGAATGATAGTTCAAATTTTGTCGGATATTGTTACGACATTAAATAATTTAGCTGAGTGGATAGATAATAATCAGGAATTGGTACAAAAAATAGCATTAATTACCGGTGCTATAGTTCTTGGAGTAACTGCAGTAATAGAGGTGTTCAATATTTTTTCTACCGTGTCAACAACTATAAAAACAATTAAAGCTACCGTGAGCATAGCACTAAAAGCCATAAGTGCTGCTTTTTCATCAATAAGCCTGCCTATATTAGCAGTTATAGCTATAATAGCATTATTGGTTATAGCTTTCATAGACCTTTGGAATAAGTCAGAGGAATTTAGAGTCAATGTAATAGATATGTTGAAAACATTAGGCAACATAGGAAAAAATATATGGGAAACTATTTTAAAGCCTATATTTGATACGTTGATGGAAACTATAGATTGGTTATGGACAAACCACCTCAAACCCCTATTAGATAACATTTGGAGATTGGTACAAGATTTAATTGAATGCGCAGTAGCAATAATGAATGGATTCATTTTACCTTTAGTTAATGCGTTTGTTGAAACCCTTGGACCAGGTATTGCGAATGTATTTCAGACTGACTATTATAAGTATCTTGGGTACATTCCTAGGTACTGCTGCAGACGTAATAAGTGGAGTTATAACCGTTATAAGGGGCATAATCGAGTTCCTAACTGGAGTATTTACTGGAGATTGGAAGAAGTCCTGGGACGGTATTGTCAAGATATTCAAGGGCATTTTTGAGGGTATAGGCGGCATTATCAAGGGCGTTGTAAACATAGTTATAGACCTTATAAACTCTATGCTGCGTGCACTTGAAAACGGATTGAACTGGGCAGTAGGAGGGCTTAACAACTTAATAAGCACAGCCAATAAGGTACCCGGTGTAAACATACCAACAATCAGTGAAATAACAATAGGCAAAATACCTAAACTTGCCACTGGCGCAGTAATTCCACCGAACAGTGAATTTTTAGCTATTTTAGGAGATCAAAAAGTCGGAAGAAACATAGAAGCTCCTGAGGGATTAATCCGTCAGATTATAAAGGAGGAGTTAAGCGGACTTAATACCGGAGGGCAAGAGGTAACAATAAACTTCGGTGGCAATATGGCACAACTAGTTAGGATGCTTAAGCCGTATATAGACAAAGAAAATAATAGGGTAGGGACAAAGCTTGTCATAGGAGGTGCACGATGATTAAAATAGACGGAATAACATTCGACATACCCGTAATTGAACTAAGCCGCAAGGCTGATTTTTTAGATAAATTTGCAAAACGTACTGATGATGGAGGATTACAAAGAAAACTGATAGGTGTATATTTTAACTATCAGATTAAATTTGATTCTGTAAAAAATGATACTCAAGCAACTGAATATAAAAGATTGTGGAATAAGCTGACAGAGCCGGTTGAATTTCATACAGTAACAGTTTTTGACGAAAATGGAGAATATACTTTTAAAGCTTATTTTTCTAATGTAGGAGATAGAAAAAGGAATGTAAACAAAAACTATTGGCAGGATCTAACCGTAAATTTTACCGCCCAGGTACCCGCAAGGAGATGATAGTATGGATGATACATCAATCAGCTTTGGGCTTGTAGATGCTACAGCAAAGCCGGATAGTACATTCACAACAACAGACAAACAATCCTTCGTTGCCATGCAACAGCTCAAACATGATGAATTGGAGATACGGAAATTTGCAACGCTTGAAAAAGATTATTTCCGTCTTGATGGAACTTTTGAGTTGTTCCCGGATAATCCTGCAGAGTATGATTTTGGTCTGTGGTCTGCATCCATGAGTGATGAAAACGGAGATTTTGAAACGCCAATTTCACTAACTATAGAGTTTACAGAACCGCACAATAGCTTAGGGTTAACTTTTACATTCCATGAATCTACAGACGATTACTGTAACAATATAAATATAAAGTGGTATGGCGGTACCGATAATCTATTATCTGAAATGAATTTCAATCCTGACAGCACAGTGTATTTTGTTGACAATGCTATTGAGGAATATAAAAAAATAGTAATTTCTTTTTATGGTACGAATAAGTCATATAGGTATTTGAAATTGTCACAGCTTGATTTCGGACAAATAAAGTTGTTTAGTGGTAGGGATTTAATTTCTGCAAGTGTTCTTGAAGAGATAGACCCTATCAGCTCCGAGTTAAGAATAAATACACTTAACTTCACTCTGTATTCTGAAGAGTTTTCCATTTTAAATCCGGAAGGAGTGTTCAAGTTATTACAACAGCGACAGCCTTTAAAGGTGTTTGAATACCTTGACGGGGTAAAAAAGAATATGGGAACCTATTATCTGGACGAATGGGAAAACGAGGATGAGTATAACATCAACATGACAGGCATAGGCCTTGTAGGAGTAATTGACGGTACTAACTTTCCAGGAGGTGCATATAACAATGTACCTGCAAAGGTAATTATTGCAGAAATAATGAGCAGTGCAAAAGCTGAATATGAACTTGACAGCAGTTTAGAAACTAAAATACTTTCTGGAATTATTCCGGTATGCACGCATCGTGAAGCGCTCCAACAAGTTGCATTTGCCATAGGCAGTATTGTAGACTGCAGCAGAACACATAAAATAAGAATATATCCAATGCCTACTACAGTAAGTGGAGCTATAGGCAAGGACAGGAAATTTCAGGGGCATAAATTAAAGTTAAAGCCACTTATAACCGGAGTTGAGGTAACAGCCCATAACTATATAAATGGCGAGGACAATTCGCAAATATTTGGTGTGTATAATGATAATTTAAGTCCGTCTGACAAGGTTAATATTGTTACCGTGGAGGATGCCACTTTGGTAAGTAACAGTAATGCCTTTGAGGTAGCACAAAGAGTATATGACTACTTCCAAATGAGACATCAGGATGAAGGGGAAATACTTCTTCAGGATGAGGAATGCGGACAGGTTGTAGAACTTCCAAGCCTAAATGAACAGAAGATACAGGGCATTGTCGAAAAGCTTGATATTGACCTTACAGGAGGATTTATAGCAAATGCCGTGATTACAGGGGGCGTGCAATGAGCATACCTATCCTAGTACCTGAAATAACCTCCGTAGCTATAACCCCTAACCCTGTAAATGCAAACACAAGCTTTTTAATAGCGATATCTGTAACAGAGATAGAGCAGATATTAGAACCAATTATCATATATTCAGGAACATTCTATTCAGGAGAGGAGGTAATTATTTAATGGCAATACAACAAGTAAGAGCACAGGTTAACGGTACCTGGCACGTGCTTACATACAACAGCAGTACCGGAAAATATGAAAAGACAATCACAGCCCCGAATGTGACGTCCTACAACGTAAATAGCGGGCATTACTACCCGGTGACGGTTGAGGCTACCAATACAGCAGGTACAGTTAAGACTGTTAACGATACTGACGGGACAGTAGGAAACAGCTTAAAATTACAAGTTAAGGAAAAAGTTAAACCGACTATAAGCATTACAAGCCCCGGTTCAGACGCATTTGTAACAAATAATAAGCAACCTATAGTATTCCAATTGCGTGACGAGGCTAGCGGCTCAGGTATAAACATATCAAGCCTTGCTTTGAAAATTGATAGCAGCAGTACGGTAGGTAATGGCAACTCCGGCATGGTGTGTACGCCTGTAACAAATGGATATGATTGCACGTATACACCGCCTACAGCACTTGCGGATGGAGCACACACCGTAACTATTAATGTAAGTGATTTTGATGGTAACACAGCAACACAAGTTAGCAGGTCATATACAGTTGACACGGTGCCGCCGGTACTTAATGTAACAAGCCCTGCAAACAATCTTATTACCAACACAGCGGCCCTGGTTATTGCGGGGAACACAAACGATGTAACAAGCAGCGGAGTAACTATTACAATTAAACTCAACGGCGTAGACCAAGGCACTATACCTATAACAAGCGGAAATTTCAGCAAATCAATAACACTTGCAAATGGGGCTAATACTATAATTGTTACAGCAACGGACACGGCAGGAAAAGTTACAGAAACAACCTTAACAGTAACATTAGATACAAGTGTACCTGTTATAAGCGCAGTAGCAATAACACCTAATCCAGTGGATGCAGGAGCAACTATGATTATATCTGTGGCGGTGAGCGGATAATGGAGCAATTACAAGTAAGTTTAGGGTTAGATATAATCTATGTCTATGGTACTGTAAACGGCGTTGAAGCTACGTTTACTCTTGCCGAAGTAGGTATATGGTCCGCTGTTGTAGATAAAGCTTCAGATGGAAAATATATAGTATCTATAACAGCATACAACAGCCTAGGTACTCCTACAACCTATGAGGCTACTATATACAAGCTAGATGGCTTAATACAATCCAAGCTTAATTGGACACAGTGGGATTATTATAACTTTGAGGACTTAATAAGAGTTGAAGCAAACACTCAGTTTGTTGCTGATTACCTGGAGAGTATGGGGTATATTGCAGACATACAACAGGTAAAAACAGATTGGACAATGTTTAATTATCCCACCTTAACACAAATGAACAGAATTGAAGATAACATAAATGCTCTTCAGGAATGCTTCTATGCTCCTGTAGGCTGGCAGGAGAAAAAGACTTGGATTAAGAAAATGAAATTCAGCTGGGAAGATGCTTTAAGGTATGAAAAAAACCTGCATCTATTAACACAAATGATTAATTTGATTAAGGATGCAACAGTGTATGCAGGCACATTCAATTCAGGACAGGAGGTAATATTATAATATGGCATTTGTAAAAAGAGATGTAAAAGATAGATTAGTACAATACCCAAGAAGATACCAGCTTGTAGAAGTACAATCTGGTATCTTTGATTTAATTCCAGTTACGGGTACCATTACCGAACCAGGAACAGCGATAAATAAGGTTTATTTACAGCCTATAGAGGATGCAATATCAGATATAGAAACCGGAGCAACGACGGTAGGGAAAGCTGCTGATGCGAATAAGGTAGGCGGACATCAAGAAACTCATTTTGTGCGTACTAGGGATTATGGAACTATTGACTTGAACAATCCTGCGTATCCATATCCATATATAACTGATATAGACAATGGCACTCCAATCGGCTTGGATGCGAACTGGTATCACATAATAGGAATATAAACGGGTACGGTTCACAGATAGCTGTTTGTTTTTATTCTTATACAAAAAAGATATGTTTCCGAAGCAGTGACGGAATGACTTGGGGACCTTGGACACCACTTGCACCTGAAAACCATGCAAGCACAGCTGGTACATATGGACTAGGAGAACAGGCATATTACGGACATGTAGCCTTACAAGCTGGGTTAACTCAAACAGAATTTCAGAATGGATTAGCGTTGAGTGGTCATTTAGGTAAAGTCTTAAATGATACAATAAGGTGGAAATTATTAAAAACTCAAGTAGTATCACTAGTTAATAATCAATTTGTAAATGTTCCTATTGATTTAACTAAGTATAATTTTATATTTGTCAAATGCAAAGCAAATAATACTTTGAACAAAACAGGGGGCAATTGGGGTTATGTATTGGCTGGTCCATATGGTGAAATGGTAAGTGGTTCTAGTTCTTCGGCGTCTTCTGGTCGTGTGATAGGAGGTTATAGTGGCACAGGAACAGCAAATAATATAAGCGTTGATGGGGGCGTTATTAGTGTTCTCGATTATCAATCAAAATCATTCAGAACATTAACCGGCATAAAAGAATTTTCTGGCTTAGAAACCGGCAATTTTTCAGGAGTTTCAATATCGTCATATTATTTGGAAGGCACAGCAACTATTGAAATTTATGGATTAGAAAGGTAAGGATATGGATAAATACACTTTAGTTTTATATAGCGAAAATATTGCAATAGCGAAAGCAATAAATCATGTTGGAGGTATTTCCGAAATAGAAATAGAAATAACGGAAGAACAGTATAATCAAATAGATGAATTTCCATTAAAATTGATTGTTGAAAATGGAAAAGTAGTAGCATGGGAAAAAACTACATTGGAACCTGATTTTGATGAATTAGAAAAACAATTAGAACAATCTAAAATAGAAAAAATAACTCAAACGAAACAGCAGCTTGCTGAATTTTTAGAAAATCATCCTTTACTGTACAATGACGAATGCTACTCCGTTACACAGGAAAAGCAAGCTTTGCTGACAAGTGCAATAGCAGCGTATCAGCTGAAGGTACAAGCAGGTGTTCCAGCAGTTCTAAAGTGGAACACAACTGGCGATGTGTGCCGGGAGTTTACCATTGAAGAAATAACCGGACTGGTTATTGCGATTACTGATTATGTACAACCGCGAGTAGAACGACAGCAGGAGCTTGAAATACAAATTAAAAACTGTACTACTATTGAAGAACTTGACAACATAATAATTGACTATGAGGTGATATAGTTGAGACAGTTAAGTAAAAATGCGTTCCTATTTGCAATCGGTGGTCTAGTTTATTACTTAATTGAAATTCTGTGGCGTGGATATAGCCATATAAGCATGTTTGTTATAGGTAGTATCTGTTTTGTGCTGATAGGGTTAATTAATGAATATTTATCATTTGATACACCATTATGGAAACAACAGTTGATAGCTGCTGCTATAGTAACAGGCATAGAGCTTATAGCCGGGCTAATCTTAAATGTATGGCTACAGTTAGGTATTTGGGATTATAGCAATCTGCCGTTTAATTTATTTGGACAGGTTTGTTTACAGTATAGTATTCTGTGGTTTTTATTATCACTGCCGGCTATCATCCTGGATGACTGGTTGAGGAGGTGGCTATTTGATGAAGAAAAACCACATTATAAATTCATGTAAAGGATCTCTTTAAGAGGTCCTTTTTTAATGTAAGAAAGGAGAAAAGTATGACGTGAGTTACATATAAAAGATTGCTGAAGTTTAAGCAACTACGGCATTTCTGAGACAAGCTAGATAAACAACATATAATATAACTGAGAGCTTATAAGCTCTCTTTTTTGAAGGGAGATGCAACCAATATGGAAAATATAACAACGGTAAAAGTAAGTATATTAGGGGCTGTAGGAGTAATCGGCAGCGTAATAACAAATGCACTCGGAGGTTGGGACATGGCATTAAGAGTATTAATTTCATTTATGGCAGCCGATTATATTACAGGGTTAATTGTTGCCGGAGTATTTAAAAAATCCCAGAAGACCGAATCAGGAGGCCTTGAAAGTAAGACCGGATTCACAGGCCTATGTAAGAAGGGTATGATACTCGGTATTGTGTTTATAGCAGCTCAACTGGACTTGTTGTCAGGTACAGAAATAATACGTGATGCTGTGATTATCGGATATATCGTAAATGAGGCAGTCAGCATAATAGAGAATGCCGGATTAATGGGCGTTCCTATACCACCTGCAATAGTTAAAGCTGTAGAACTGCTTAAAAACAAAGAAGGTGCAAACAATGATTAAATTTAAAGCTAACCCAACAAAGAATCAACGCATAACAAGCGAATTTGGTAAACGGGAATTTGCAGGACTGCAGTGGCACAGCGGAGTAGATATAGGGGCTACAGAATCCGGAGTTGAAGGTGATGAGCTCTACGCTGTTGCAGACGGTGTAGTGAGAGTAAGCAAAGCAGATAGCGGCAACAAAGATGTTGGATATGGATATTATATTGTGATTGAACATGATGGATTTTGTACTCTATACGCCCATCTGCAAAAGCTTGAAATAAAGGTTGGCGAAACTGTAAGAGCAGGGCAAGTCATTGGTCATATGGGTAATACCGGAGAAAGTACAGCAGCACATTTGCATTTTGAAGTCAGGAATTGTTCATACAATGACCCATACTTCTGGACTAAAGGCACCTATACTGGACAGTTTATTGTGTGCGTAAATCCTGTAAGCTATTTTTTAAAGGATATGACGATACAAGAAGCTGAAAAGATTATTCAGGATAAAGCAGGACTGGACGATAATACAATGCAGTATCTTAATTTTTATAGATACGGTGAAGCCCTGTTGATAAAGTTAGCAGAGGCTATGAAGTGA